CTACCGCCCCTCTGGCTTTAAGGAAAGCATTGGCCTCCTTAGCCGCATTTGGCCGGTTACAGCTCCCGTCTACTCCCTTAAACGTCAGAGAGTATTTATCCATTAGCGGGTTGATGCCCTTGGTCTGTCGCTGTTCGTAGCCGTCGCCCAACTTCACCACGGCAACATTAGGCGTTCGCTCTACCGAGTAGCCATTCTGCGGTGTCCATGTGAATGTTTCTGTCATGACTTTCGCCTCCCTTGCAATAAACCGCCCGGGCGCGTGCTCTGATCTACCATCATTTTCAGCATGTCGTTGTTCCACGCCTTCCGAAGTCGCGCTATTTCCTCGTCTCCCACACCACCAGTAGTATTTATAACCAGGTTCATTACAGGATTGAATGAAGATCCTCCACTACCGCCACCCTGCATATCCCGGTTGCTAATCACCCTACCGTTGTCACCGGGGATCATGTACTGGCTGCCGTTGTTAGCCTGGTAGATTTCCGGCTTTCCACCCTCGCCAACGCGGTACATAGAGTTGGCCGATACCGGGCCGCCGTGCTCGCGCCCGCCACCATATGAGATGCTCGCAACGTTCGAAAGTAATGAAGCTCCAGCAGAGGCGATAGCTGCATAGTTCGCAAGTTTTTGCGCTGGAGTCAGCGCTGTCGGATCAGCCATGGCCTGCATGATTGCGGTATTCAGGCTGAGGGTAGACTGGGCAATCGCAAACGCTTTACTGGCTGCGAACATGACCTGGTACGCCGCGTTACTCTTGCCAGCGGAGTCAACAATTATCGAAGCCAGACTATCAAAACCCTGGGACGCAGAGCCCAGAATAGAAAGAACGGATTCTCTTTGCTGATCTGCCTCCGTTTGAGCTATTTGCATGCGAGCATTTGATGCCTGCAGCTGGATTGCAGTTTTGGCGTCTTCGTAAAGCTGGGTATTTTGCTTATCCAGTTCCTGATATTTAGCCAGGGCCTCAAGCTTTTGTGTTTCCTGGAGATTGATTTGCGCCAGCGGATCCACTGACGCCCCAGTGATGGGGTTAACCGAGGTGTTTCCGGCGGCTATCTCCTGCTTGGCATACTTCTGCCCCTGCTCAGCCTCTTTGCGTTTCTGAATAGAGATAGCCGCCTGCTCGTTTGCCTCCCCAAGCGCCCGCGCTTCCGCCAGTTGCTGCTGAGTTGCTGCACTGCCAAGAGACTGCTCCGCACGAAGTCCCGCCTCCTGGATGCGGCGTTTTTCAACCGACTCAGTCGTTAAATCAGATTGGGCGCGAAGCTTTTCCAGCTTCTGAGCAACAGATTCAGCAGAAGACGCTGATTTTTTCCCCTGCTGCTCACTCTCTTGTTGAGATTTTTTTCTGGCTTCTTCTGACTTCTCTAAATCATAATTTTCAGCAGCCAGCCTGCCAGCTGCAGAGATTTGATTCTGATTGTCAGTGACCCTGGCAGCCTGCATCCTGGCTTTGGCTATCGCCCGCGCTCTCTCATCCTGAATTTTAAGTAATTCATTCTGCTCTTCCAGAGTAGCGATAACTTTATCGCCCTCCTTGGTCGCGGGAGATATCTGCAGCGCTTTGGGGTCGAAGCTTTTTCCAGCCTGATTAGCTCGGTTTATTTCATCAGCTGTCTCTCCAAAGGCTTTCGCTACGGCACCCTGAACCTGCTCAAGAGACCAAGATTTTTCGATGAGTTGATCATGAACTCCCATCGCCGTGAGCATGTTGTTCGTGAGCGTGCGAGTCGCCTCTGAGGCGGTTTCTTCTGTTCGGGATAATTTATCTTTAGCGGCCTCAAGGTCTCGCGTCTTACGAGCCAGTTCATCAGACACTTCCGCCTGTTGGCGGGCGAAGTCTGTACCTTGCCCCATAGATTCAGCAACTTCCTGCGCTGCCGGGGTAAAGTTCTGATATCTGTCTCTCAGCGAGTCAACTTCACCCTGCAGGTCTGCAACAGCCTCTTTCTGGGCTCGTATAGAATTATTGGCATCTGCAATCGTGCCGCGCAGTTGGGTGTTACTCATTGACGTCATTGACGCATTTAGCTTATCCAGACCGTCAGCAAAGGCGATCGCCTCCTCTTTTGCCTGCTGGGCTTTCTGCCAGAAATAGAAGATCGCTCCGGCAGCGAGCATAGCCGCCCCCGCTGGACCACCTATGAGGGCAAGAGCATTACGAGCAAGTCCAATACCAGCAGATGCTGCACGTGCCGCCGCCGCCGCCCTTGCTGATGCGGCAGCCTGGACTGTTTCAGCCTCAGTAAGAGCGAGAGATACGGTAGTTGCCCGAGTTTTTGCAGCTATTAGGGCATCAAGCGCTAACATTTCAGCAGCGCTACCTTTGGCCACGTTATATTCAGCCTGGGCCAGAGCGAGAGACGAAAGAGCAGCCTCTTTATCAGCCAGAGCCTTACGCTGAGCAGAATTAGCGGCAACCAAAGCTGCTTGTGCCGCCTGACTCTCTGCAACAGCCTGCTTACGAGATGCTGCGATATCAGCGATTTTCGCGGAGGTAGCCATGGTCAGAGCGCCGACATACCGCGCGCCCATTACGCCAGCAACAATCGTGAGCGTAGTGCTGAGAGCGTCCAGGTTTTCACTGAGAGAAATTACTGAATCACTGAATATTTTTACGCCAGTTTTTACTGTGGCATTCTCGCCAAAGAATTTCGTGATATTGTTGTTGGCAATTTCAAGAGACTGGCTGATCGTCGCAGTAGTTTTAGCGAACTCCTGTCCAATTTTATCGCCCTGAGAGAGCAGGCCATTAACGATCACCTCAGTGGTTAACTTGCCCTCTGCAGCCATGTTTCTGAGCGCCCCGATGCTGACATTCATAGAGTCAGCCAGAGCAATCATGAGCCGGTTCCCCTGCTCGTTCACAGAGTTAAATTCATCACCCCTCAATGCTCCGGACGCCAGCCCCTGAGCAAGCTGAATGATTGCATTGCTTGCCTCCTCGGCTGTTGACCCTGACACCACGAAACCCTGGTTAATAATGGTTGTCAGCCTGGTAATGTCCTCTACACTGACGCCATAACTTCTTGTTGAACGCTCCAGACGCGCATAGAGTGTGGCCGTGGCATCAAGACCTGAGCGAGTCTTTTGAGAGATGTCAAAAACACGCTCTGTGACATCAGCCAGCGTTTCAAACGGCGGTACGGAATCCCTGACGGCATTTGCCAGTTTATTGCTGAGGTCCTGCCATGCCTGAGCATATGCGCCAACCTGCTGGACAGAAAGAGCGGCAATGAGCGCTTTCGCGACGCCAGTTAAGCTGGACATAGTGCCTTCAATCGAAGACAGAGAGCGTTCGGTGCGGTTTAAACCAGCCTCAAGACGGCCCATACTCCCATTGAGGCCATTCAGCGCATCATCAATATCCCGACGACCTTGAAGAAGGCGAGCCGTGTCCATATCCACTTCGTAAACGATCGTTCCAGCGCTGACGGTACCAGCCATATTGTTTTCTCCTGGCAATAAAAAACCTCGCCTGAGCGAGGTTTGATATGGTTTTATTGTTGGTTAGTTGCAGGTGTTTTCCCATGAGTCATTAAACTCCTGGCTATCGTCATCTATTACGGAGTGCCCGTTGGTAGATATATACCTTGAATTACCTGCATAAGCGCCGAAACTATTTTTTGCATTTACGTACCCACAAACTGCACCACCCTTGCCGATCTTCTCCCCAGAGAACTCAGCAGATGATGAGTCTTTGAGCAATCCCTTCACTGACTCTTTTGCATCGTAGTATCGGATTGCACGCCCCTCCTCCTGAGCTGTTTCTTGTTTTTTTAAGTCGCTCTTCAGGTCTTCATATTGCTTTCTTTCCGCGTAAGCATCACCAAAAATAGGGGTTTGGGAGTTGACCCAAAAAAGAAATCCCACATTGGCAGCTAATGATACAGCCAAAAAACCAACGGCGCAGAATCGTAAAGTTCCACGCCTCTCCGCCTGTGTAAGACGGGAATTAAACGCCGCCTTCTCGCCTATTTTTCCAAATCCAAAGCCAATGATAATGAAAGTTGCAATTATGAAGACGAGAGATAGTGGCTCTCTTGCTGCGAAGGTGCATGTAATTACTAATGCAATAAAACCCAGCGCCACAAATATCTTGTTCATATCCCTATTCCCCTTTGGTAAAAATGAACATCCTACCCAGGAATAGCACAGGCGCAACGGAAAAGGATGATTTATTGTTCTCAGGGTATCGTTGTATAGAAGGTCGGTTACTTCTTTTTCGCATTCTCGCGTCGAACTGCCTGTTTAGCCAGATATTCATCGGCGATGCTGTCGTACTCTTCGCGAGTAAAGCCTTTCTGGTCAGGATATTTAGCCGCCAGCAGCATCTGAAATTCGGTCATCGTTAACTGAGAGGCTTCAGTGCGGTTCATTCCGAAGTGGCTGCGAGCTGCGCTGATGTAGTCGAATGCTTTAAACTCTGTAGTGCGCTCGCCTGTTTCATGGCGCTGCAACTGGCGAACCTTGGCTTTTCCGACGATGCCGTGCTGCATGAGGTGCTGCGCCAGCACGATGATGTCGTTCTTCGGCATCTGTCCCGGTCGGTATACGACGCAATGCCGCCATCCCTTCCATTCGCCGATCATAGGCGTCAGGTCTTCCTCGCAGCACGCCTGAAGCACCAACATGCACGTTGATAAAAGCTTCTCAGCAGCGCGGTTGAATGATGGAGATAGCCATTCAGGAAATCCTCCCAGCGTGCCAGCGCAAACCTCAATTAGCTGAGCGACATCATTGCCGTGTATGGTGGCGTACGCCTGCACAATCTCTTCCGGAGTGCCGATCCTCGTCATAGCCTCGAATGAAGGCCGTAGCAGGTAATCTTTCCCGCCTTCGCGGCTGTCGCTGATGGAGAGTTCGCCAATATCGGTTAAAGCGGTCATAAGCCTTCCAGTAAACGGTCATTATCAAGGGCAGCACGCCGCCCTTTGTAATGTCCGTTAGGAAACGGTAACCGTATGCACGGCCACAAAATTGCCGTCTACAGTGTTGATGATGATCTGCGCGCTGCCGGTGGCGACACGCGTCACGGTAACGGTGTTGCCGGATGCGGTAGCCGTTGCCTTTGTCGCATCGGTAGTCGCTACAGTGAAGTCTTTGTTGGTTGCGCCTGTTGGTGCGATATTCACCGTGAAGGTACTGGTGCCGCCTGCAGTGCCAGTGCTGGTTGTCGGCGTTACCGTCACGCCAGTCACGGCAACCGCAGTGATTTCGTTCACTTCGATGGTGCTTGCGTCGCCGACTTTGAACTCGGTTGAGAACGTGACAATGTCATTGGTACCACCGTCTGAACTCAGAGCCGTAATGTTCATGTAGCCGATGAATTCTACCGGACCGTAGTCCATGCGCACCCAGATACCAGGCTGGCGCTTAGCCTTCAGCTCATCAGCGAAATACTTGATGAACTTGCCAACACCGTACTGGTCCAGTTTGTCCTTCTTGCGCACTTCACCTTCAAAGCTCAGGGTGAAGTCACTGTTGGTGATGATGGTCTCGACATAGCCGCCGCCGTCATCCGCATCAGAGGTAACCGAGTTCGGGTTGAAGTCGAAGCCTTTCGACGTACCAGCAGCCAGCGCCTTCCACTCAGATTCAAGTGGCTTGACGTCCGGGCAGCCATCGGCGACTTCCAGCACGACCGCACCGCCGAACAGGCGCTCGTTCGAGTTCTGGCAATTAGCCATGTGAAACTCCTCTTTGACGTATAAAAGAAAACCCGCCGGAGCGGGTTATTTGGTTGGGATGGCTATTCGCCGTAAGTGCAGGCGAACTGGAGTCGGAAGACTATTCGCCCTTCTTCTGTGAGCACCGGCGCGGGAATTGCGCCCATGTTCTGGATGTAGCCGACACACTCGTCAGCCATGGGGTTGGCCTGGACGTAATCGACGATGCGCTGTACGGCATTGAGTGCGTCTTTGCGCTTATCTTTTGCGCCTACTACGTCGACCAGGACGTGATACTCAGAGCCGAGGTCTGTACGGATATTCGAGCCGCCGTTTGGCCTGAACACCATGATCGCCTTCGACATGTCACCTGGGTCATCAAACATCAGCTGTTGCACCGTGAAACCGGTCGTTAGACCGGCGTCGCCGAACATATTTCGCACCCGTTCGTGCATCATGGGTGTCATAGTGAAAGCTCCTTACGCACAACATCATCGATGGCAGATCGCTCCTCTTCAAACCCAAGAGTGAGGAATTCCTTTTTAGCAGTTGAGCGACGGAACCTCTGCGGGTTGGCCGGGTCATGAACATAAACGGCATAGTTGGTCGAGTAACCCACCCTGCCTGTGATTACTGCTCCGTCAGTTACGATTTCGCGAAACTGGCTATTTAAAAGTGCTGAGGTGTCGATCGGTGTGTAGAGCGCCGCTCTTTCCGCCCCCAGAATCATCGCCGACTGGAGCGCTCGAATGATTTTTCGACCCTGAATATCATTCAGAATTCGGTCAATATTGCGCTCAACACGTGCCGCGCCGCGAACTTTGATCCCCATTGCTACACTCCCGTAATTATCGCCCAGTCATCTTCCAGGCCGTCGAGAGTATCGTTCCAGCGCGTCACGTGACGAACCTCATCGGCACCGGCCACGACAGGGTCTGGTTCAGTGCTCACACCAATGAGGATGTAATCACCCTCATCGGCCAGAGCGTAAGCCGTGAAGAAGGTGTTTTTTACGACAACCTCTTTACCGATGGAGCCGAGCTTTGCAGACAGGCCGCCGATGTAGTCGCACATGATGGTTTCAGGCGGTTCGTATGGGTCGACAGGATCGCCCCACTCGTCATTACCGCCAGCACCCTTACGCCATATCGTGCATGGCTTGTTGTATGACCATGAAGCAGTAGACGACATCAGCCCTCCTTCCAGCTCAGCACCTTGGCGCCGGTCGCCCGGATGCGCTCACAGTTGATATGCCACTCGCCGTCCGACTTAACGTAGCCGGTAGTCTCCCGCCCGGTGTCGGTCATCACCCAGACGCGGGTGAAAGAACGCGGCAGGCCGTGCTTAACTGATTTGTACGTCATCACTTACCCCCGCACATACAGCCGCCCTTCCCGATCCAGATACCAGCAAATGCCGGGGCGGCGGTAGGGTCAGCAGGAATAAGGGCAGTGGCGCAGCCGTACTTATCCAGCCCGCGTAGCAGGTTCACTGATGCTTTCCAGCGATCGGTAAACGATTGATACCGGAACGAGCGAGACGCCCCGCTTGGAGCTGTCTGGCTGGAGATGTACTTATCCCCCTGCCCGAGCCCCATAAGCGCCAGTAGATAGAGCTGAATCAGCAGCGCGGTCGATGCAGGATAATGCGCATCGAGACACTCCTGAATGCTGTTGGCCTGGTCGACGAGAGCCTGAAGAACAAAATCGGGAATGGTAATTCCCTGGCTCTCCAGATATTCCTTCGCCTGTTCGAGAGTTACCATTATCGACTCCGTGAAATACCCCGCCGGAGCGGGGCATAAAAAAACCGCCTTAGCGGCGGCTGTTATTCAGCAGGGAAAAGCTTTTCGAGTTCGCCATCCGGCAACAGCTCACTGAGCTTTTCAGCGCCCAGGTTGCCTTTGAACTCAATGCCCAGTTCAGTAAGGCGGCCCTGAATAATCTCTTTGCGAGATTTCTCACCGGTACCGGCATCAGGCGTCGACGGGGTAAGTTCTCCGCCTGCCTCACCATTCATGGGCCGGACGTTAGACTTCAGCGCCGGGTGAAGATCTTTCAACTCCACCACGTCGCCAACCTTTACGCCGAACCATGGGCGCACAACTTCGTATTTAGCCATGCTGTTTCCTTACGCCAGGTTAGCGCCGTAGACAACGCCGGACAGCCCCTGATCGTCTGCGGTAATTTGCAGACCTTCAGCAGACATGATCTGGAAGTTGTAGTTAACGTTAGGCAGTGGGCGCGGCAGCGGAACAACGCCTACAGCCATACCCACCAGTGGTGAGATCACGTCACGGCGACGAACGTACGCAATAAACTCGTTACCGGTCAGCGCGAAGCTCATACGGATTTCTTTCACCGGCGCGAAAGGCAGAACAGCCTGCAATACAGTGCCGCTTACGACGCCATTCACCACGTACGGCTGCGCCAGGTTTGCCCAGATTTCCGGGGAAACCCACATCACATCGTAGGCGGCGACTTTGTTCGTGCGTGCGGTGGTGCCGAATGCGCCTTTACCGAAGAATGCAAAGATCGCGGTCATGTCAGCGGTTGTCAGGTCGATGTTCGCACCACCAGCACCAGAACCGAGGTTAATCTTCTTGGTGTTGCGGTGGTTCTTGATGCCCTGCGCCGGGTAGGACTGAACCTGAATTTTTGAATCGCCGTTCAGGTAGTAGTTGACGCGCTTCTGGTTGAACTTGCGCATCTTCGCCATCTGCGAATCCAGCACCAGATCAATGCCTACAGAGTTAAGGCCAGCAGCATGACGCCAGTTAACACCGTAGCCAGCAGTGAACACCGGAATCGGGTCGCCATCGCTCGCGTAGTCAGTGTGGTCGAAGGAGAATGGCGCCTGACCATCTATGCTTACTGACACGTCGTCAGCGATATCGCCGACCACGTTATACAGCTTGGCGGTTTTACCAACCGGCAGCACGGTCTGAACGCCGATCAGGTCGTTCACGATTTCCATGCCAACTTCCTGATCGCGCAGTTGCAGCACCTGATTGTCAATCTCAGCCCAGAAGTCACGGGAGAAACCGCCAACGGCGTTACATGCCAGCATGTCAGGCGTCATGATTGCGCGGTTAGCCGCGATGATGGAATCGTTCTGAAGGTTCCACATGTTGCGGTTTGCCCACAGTTCACTCCAGTGCCCGCCGAGGCGGGAGTTAGTCGCCAGCGTCTCTTTAGAGAAGTACATATGTGTTTGTCCTTTTGTTACGCGCCAGCTGCGGCGACAGTGCCAACGCGCATACGCACGCGAATGAAGTCAGTGGTGCTGGCCGCGATGGTGTATTCATCCTGGCTGTAGCCGATCACTGAATCAGTGTCGGATGTGGCAAGGGTAAACTGACCGGCAGTTCCCAGCTTGATCGGGCTGTCTTTTTTATACGCACCAGGCAGGCAGCGCAGCGCCAGCTCACGACCTTCTTCAACGTAGTTACCTACTGCCGAATCCCCGGCCGGGATTTCTTCGGTGATTGTCAGCCCCTGGTGGTAACCAACATCGATGATGTACAGGCGACCGGTTAGCGCGGTGGCCTGAGCGAATTTATCGGATGAGTTGATAGTTGCCGCAGTACCGGGAAGCAGCGCGGCGGCCGTAGTGCGGGTTTCGGTCTTGTACAGAGACTGACCGTCGATATTAACGCGACGATAACGTGGCATTATTCCGGCTCCTTACTTGAAGTGTTCGTCTGCGGCTGGTGCGCCGGTTTCTTTGTGCTGCTGAGCATTGTTGGTGCCCAGCGGCGCAGCTTCGCCCAGCGACTTGAACATCGCGTCCAGAGCTTCGCCTGACAGAGCGTTCGCGACGATATCGCCATGGACCTTCGCAACCGCTTCGCGCTTTGCTTTCTCTTCGGCACGGGAGTTCGCGGTCAGGGTTTCCGCGAGTTGCTTCTGATTGGCCTGCAGCGCATCAACCTTTTCCGCGAGAGGCTTAATAGCCGCTTCAGTATTGGTCGCAACAGCCTGGCCGATCATGCTGCCGATTTGTTCCAGTTCTTCTTTGGTTAAAGGCATGTCGCCCTCCGTTTTGTGGTTTGGTGCAGGCTGTTCCTGCGGTGTGAATAGAGCTTTGAATTTGTTAGCGACGACGGCCACCCACGACTCCTGGCGCGCTACTGCGGTTCCGGTATCGTCGATTGTGATCTTCCCGCCATCAGCGGAATAACCGTAAACCTGAGCATCACCACCATTTCGCACGATGACCACCTGCGAGTCAGTGAAGTCAGCAACCCAGGCATATTCATCCGTGCCCGGCGCAAACTTGGCTTTGGCTGCCCGATCGAGACGCTGCTCGCGCTCCCGGTAGGATTCACCCACCAGCGCGCCGGAGTTAGCCTTAAGCGGCTGTGCAAGATCAGCGTTAACCATCAGGCCAACGCCCTGCTCAGGAGTGGCGGCCCCGACCTCGTGCAGAAGGATCGCGTCGTGATCCATGCTGTAAATCTTCGCAACCCACTCAGCGCCAGTGGCCCGTTGCTGTTCGTTTGGTTCAAGCTGGTCGAGGAATGCGGCAACACTGGTATGAATCGGCGGAACGTCATCACCGCGCTCGATAGCTGCGACGCGCTCGAGTAGTTCTCGGCCACCTTCAGACTCACTGGCGCGGGCCACATCAACCCACTTTTCGAGGTAGATACGATTACCGGACTTCTTAACGTTGCGGTTCCACGCGCCGATATGGCCTGCGTTAATCCCCTCAGGAGAGAAAGCAGACACGAACTGACCGTTAACCTGAGGGTGACCCAGCGGCGCCAGGGTACCTTCCAGCCCCTTATAGTGGGCGTCGATTTGCTCTTGCGTGTACAAGCCGCCATTCATGACGACGTTAGCTGGAAGTGTGTAGCTCGGCAGCACCAGGTGCTCACGCCCGTTGTATGTTTCGCGCCGGATAGACTGGCTGTTCACCTTTGTGGTGATGTTGACCTGAATATGCTCACCATGTTTCGGTGCCTGGATTGGACGCGGTGCTTCGTGGTTTACCTGGAATTTCATGAGTTATTTCTCCGCCCAGGCGTAACCGCTCGCCTGCATCGATTTATATTCCTGTTTGAGTTTCGTGATGGTGTCCGGGTATTCCGGCTTGCCGTCCGCATCCACCAGCACCGACTGCTGGCTGCATTTGCAGTTGATGGAGTTGCCATCTTTGCTGTACCAGTCACGCACCTCTTCGTTGGTGTAGAGGTGGGCATGGCGCACTGCGTGGGTATGTCGCGTTGTAGGCGACAGAGCTGAGATGTGAACCAGCAGCGTTTTAAGGCCGAACAGGTCATTCGCCTCTTGGTCTTCATCCCACTTGGCCCGGCGCAGCGCGGTAGTCACTTCAGTGCGTGCTATCCGGTTAGCCCGGCGTTTCTCGATGCCGGTCTGGTCTGTCAGGTTGCGGGCAATGTCCAGCGGATTGAGCCCGCGCCCAACACCATCAGTAAGAACACGCGCCATGTCGCGCTTAACGTCAGCAGTCAGCCCCTTCATTTCCTCAAATACACGCGCATGCACCAGCGCCATACGTTGCTGGTAAGGGTCGCTTGCGAGGATGGAGGCCAGCGACTCACGACCGGCGGCGTACACCGGCGACTGCTGGCTGAGGTTGTAGAACGACTGCCCGGTCCCCTTCTCCGAAGCCAGATCGATGTACTCGTAAAACCATAGGTCATAATCGCCACCTTCAAGCAGCACCTGATCCACCAGGTAACTGGCATCGTTCAGGATGATGGAGAGTAGCGTTGGGTTTAACTGGTATTCGTATCTGGCGTTTACTGCGAGGGAGGAAGGTATTTTGTCGAGTGCTGATTTGTACGCCTTGCCAATCTTATTCATCCGCCTGGCGAAGTCTTTCATTGCCCGTCGTTCCAGCGCATCGGCTCCGGTAGGATCCTGATAGTTACGCGGTAGAATTGGTGGCTTCGTCTTGTTCGTCGCCATCCTCTTCTCCTAACGGCTCTTCGTCGTCATTGTCATAACCCGCAGCTGTACGAATCTCTTCACGGCTGAACGCTGGCTCTTCGCCGCTGCCCTGCATGGTCTGGTTAATCTCGCCCATGGTTTTGGCATTGGTTAGCTTCTCAGTGCCGGTCTGTTCGTTCAGGTCATCCCAGATAACAGCCTTCTGGATTACTGAGTCGACGATCTGCAGGTCGATAAGCTTGTCGCAGAAGTCCTCTATCTCGAAAGCGAGGTCTACTCGGCGCGACTGACAACGAGCATTAAAGTATTTCTGGTCTTCGGTACTGGAGCGCTCAGCCTGCTGATTACCAACCAAAATGCGCGTCGGGATATCAACTCCGGCGGCGGCGGTCTGCAGGTTTACGTTATAGGTCGCTGACGGATCAGCAACAGCAGTGACCAGCGGTGTGACTGTGGCCCCCTGGGTTGTCATCAGAACATCGTTACCACGGTTCATTTCCCCGGCAACGTCGTTAAACTTATCCTGCAGCTCGTCAATGCTCACGCCATAAAGAGACGCAAGATTGTTGAAGTCGATTTCCTTCTCAAAATTGACATTAAGCTGGCGAGCGGCGTTCTTCAGGAATGACTCACCAGACCCGCCTTCTACCTTCTCAAGACTCACGAAGGCGTTATATGCTGGCTCAAGGAAGCCAATAGCATCGTCTGAGTAATCGCCAAGGATGAAAACGCGATCGGGGTGGATGTTGACACGGCGACTTGAACCATTCGGCAACCGTTCGGCGTACTGCCACATCTTAGGCTGGCCGTACGTCTTCGAGTTCAGGCCAGTGTCCCACTCGCTCACCGTAAGCGATCCGGCCCACGCCACCGATATTTTCTGAAGACCTCGCCCTTTGGTTACCGGAAGGTTCCAGTCTTTTTCATCGCGGACGTGCAGAAGGATGCCAGCATAACGGCCCACCAGACGACGGCGATCGGCCTCAGAGAATGAGCGCCAGAATCGGTTGGTGAATACCTGTTTGGCCTTTTTCTCCCAGGCGGTTTCGTTTTCGCTCTCGTCGGCATCGTCACCCTCGATGATTTCCGGGTTAGTCTGCCAGCACTTGCCCACCAGCTTCTCAACTGCACCGTGAGCGATACCGCCACGGCGGTACAGGGCATAGAGGTTTTCGTAGGTTACCTGCTCAGGGAATCCATATTCGCACCATGCGGAATGGCGCTTATTATCCAGCCCCATTGTTGGCGCCATAAGCCCCATACGGGCGCGCGCCATCCGCGCATCGTTCAACGCATGGTTGACGGCGAGAGTTAATTTGTCAGTCATGGTTTGTCCGTTTGGTTAGCGAAGGCGTTTCGGAATCATCATCCCGGCCATCTGGCCCTTACGCTTAATGTGACCGTCGAGGCTGTAGCGGATACCGTCCCAGCAGTGCTCATAGCCATCGGCGAGCTTCGGCAACACCTCACCGGTGATGCGGTCAGTTTTGTACGACCACATGCGAGCCTCACGCGCCACGTTCTTGCAACGCGGGTGGATAATGATTTCGTCGAAACCGCGAAGATGGGCGATACCGTCCTCAACGCTTCCCTGCCATTTTTCGGCGGCTGAGATGTTGAAGCCCTGCCGCTTGAGATAGCTTATCGTCTCAGGTCGTGCCGCGTCAGCCTTAATTGGCCAGTCACGCGATCCGGGGATTGTGTCGTATAGCTCTGGCATATGGTCGAGCTCTGTCTGCTGACCGTATGCCTCGTATTCGATGTACAGCCGGTTGTGCAGGATGAACGAGCGCACCAGCGTGTTAGGGTCTTTGGCGAAACCGAAGTCAGCACCGAAGAACAGGCGATCGGCCTCTTTCCATAGCTGGTCCGAGAACTCAGCGATCCGGTATTTTCCGGCCAACACCTGCTTATCAGAGTTTTCGAGGTAAGCACCTTCCCAAACCCACGCGTATGTTGCCGGGTCGAGGCGGCGCTGATCGTTCTGCCGCTCACCTTCCAGCACGTCAGGGAACCACGGGTTATCCGTGTAGTTCATCTCAACGGTGATACAGTCGTCGCCAGCCTCTTTACGGAAACGCTTATCCGTGGCGCTGCCGTCGCGCTCCGGGTTCCATGTCACCCAAATCTCTGAACCTTCCTCACGAACGGTCGGGCTCAGCTTCTGCCAGGCTATTTCGCTGACTGATTCAGCCTCATCAACCCAACAGAGCAAGATGCGCGCTTTCGACTTGATGCTGTCGAGGTTATGCCGCAGACCGCAGAACACGTAGTTAACGCTCTTGTCGATGGTGCGGATGTACTTCTCGCCGATATCAAAGTTGGAAGCCAGCCAGGGAACAGACAGGATAGCCTGTTTCACCTCCTGCATACTCGACTCTTCAAGCGAGTTCATGAACTCACGCGCGCAGAGCACCACGCCGCTTTCACCGTTCATCATCGACTGATACGCCTTTACGGCAGTCATCAGTGCGAATGTGCGCGTCTTGGCGCTGCCACGTCCACCATGCGAGCACCGGTAGCGCTTATTCACGGCGGTGAACAGCGGCGCAAGCTTGGCGGGGATCGGCAGTTGAACGGCTTTACTCATGCTTTCGGCTCAACGGGTAACAACTGGATGATGGTCGGCTGCGGAGTCATGCTGCCATCAGGGCTTGAATGCTCGATTTTCTGGCGATTGGTGTAGGCATCGCCCATTTCTTTGGCGGCCTGCTCGATAAGTTGAGAGGTCATGCCGTAGTTCTTCATCTTTTCAGCATTGGTCGCCATTCGGTCGAGAACGCGCAAACGGTACGCTTTATTTGCGATCGGAATATCGGAGATTTCATTCTGGAAGCGTTCGCGGGTGGCATTGAACATGTCCACCCACTTCTGCGCCAGCCCCCTGCCGTTTGCTTTCGTCGGGTCGTGTGATTCGACCTGCTGACGAGTGATGCTCAGGCCAAATTCTTTTTTGACCAGCTCAACCACCTGGGATGGGGTATCGAAGCAGGCAAGGGACTGAACGATGAAGGCTTTGACCTCACCTTTCAGTGTCGCCATGGATTACCTGCCTGTCATAATCAGTCATATTGTTAGGCCAGCTTTAACATGCATGTGCCGCATGACCTGGCTATATCGATGTGAGCCACTTCTGCTGGCGCATTGGCCGCATCAACGAGCTCCTGCACTTCTTTGCTGGCTCCGTATCTACGTACGACACCAGTGAATTCTTCGACGTCGTGGCCGCGCAGTGTGAGCACTGGCTGCCCGGTCTCTTTGTTGAACTTAGGCGCTCCGAAATCATCGGTGGCCTGGGCAATGTGGTAAAGCTCATGCTCCACCAGAGCGCAGAACTCAAGGTCACTGCATTGTGAGCAGTAATTAGCCGCCAGCGTGATGATGAACTTCGGTATGCGACCGAACCATTCATGCATCTGCTGCTCCATGCGGGACTTCTGCCAACCTCCTGCGCGCATCATTACCTGCTCACACTGCCCCAGCACAATGCGGCCGCTTTTGGCGAATGAGCCAGAGGCCCACAAGAACGCGACATCAGCGTCGAGCAAGTGCGTATGGTCAGGGTTATGGATTCGGCCCTCTTCGGAGAGGATGTTCTGATTTACCCATTCGCCGATTTCGGTAGCAGGGATAAGTCGGGTATATGGCAGCCAGTTTTCGCCAGTGAAGTTGACGGGAGGGTATGGTCTGCGATTGTCATTTTCAGTCATGCAGAACAATCCTCTGGGCACCGAAGATACTTGCTCGGTAATTTCGACACCGATGCATCAACAAACTTATATAAAACTCTGTCAATGGCGCTTTTCAGACACCATTTGCAGAACTTTATAATTACGCCTGTTTGCCAATTACAGGGGCAATCCGGATACACTTCTTAGTGAGCCAGCCCCATCGCAAAAGCACTGAAAGGATGAGCAGCGGCTTCATGTATGGGCGAAACGTAATTTCCGCCGTCAGAGTTCCAGTAGTGCGCATATGGCTTACCTCGTTGTGACATTATCGAGCCACCTCTGGAAGTGGCTCTGTAATGCCTATAGCAACGGACTGCACAAAGCGCCGGTGTTGCGAGGACGGCGGCCGAAAATATTAACTTGCTCGCGCACGCTTTCACTGCACATTCGCTCTACGATTCGCCAATCAGCCTTTTCAGGCGAGGCTTTCACAGAGACTGCGGAAATGACCCGCTCCACCACCCGGCGCAACTTGCTAACCGCTCGGCTCACCGAGATGTCTTCAAACGAAATGGTAGTGATAATTGCCCAGCAAGCCGAGATGAAGCGCGAACACATATGACGCAGACTGACCATGGATTTACTCCTGTTTGTTGATTTTCAGCGCCAGGTTATTTCAGGCACTGCGTAGTGATGTATTCCTGCAGCGCCCTCAAGGCTGTTTGGTCGCTGACGATTCCGGATCGGATACCGAGAACGTTTCGTCCAGCAACTGAAGAGAGTTCGACGGTGGCATCATCGCCCATGCTGGCGGCGCCGGTGGCTTGGGTTGGGGCTGACACTGGACACTTGCCTTTGACGAGCACCCGACCACCATTATCAAGCTTACGCTGCAGAGCATCATTTTTAGCTTTTTCATCGGCTAATTCCTTCGTGTATTTGGCATCGAGCGCTGCGACGTCACGCTGGCGGGTTGTCATGTCGGTGATGGTGGCGTTCGCCAGCTTCAGGTTGAGCTCTGCGTTATCGGCGCGGGTTGCTTCGTGCTCAGCCTTTTCCTTGTAATGGCTGGCAGAGATGGCCAGTGCGCCACCAAGCAAACCAACCATCACCGGCAACCAGACCCTTTTCAGCAGAGACAGAATGGCTTCGGCAGTCATTGCGTCTTACTCTGGTTAACCAGCCGACCAACCACACCACATGCAGCGATTACCGCTGTAATGGCACCCATCGATCCCGGCGGGATTGCGGTCTTGAGGTCTGGCGGTAGCTCTGCCCATACCGTGGGGATAATCCCGGCCAGCACCAGTGCATGCATGGAGAACCAGCGCCATGCGCTTTTCCAGTCATCAACGAGTTTCATGAGAGAAATACCTCACGCTCTGCCTTGCGGCGATTCGTTAACCCAGCCATTACCTTGCCGCCTGACCGGTTCCAGCGAAGGAACTCATCAGCTGCGCCTTTCACATCACCTGCATTCAGCTTCTTCATCAGCGTTGATGTGGATAGCGCTCGCGTACCGATGTTGTAGGCCAGCGACACAAGCGCGTCGTACTGGTTCTGGGTGACGGAAACTTTGAGCATCTTGCTTACCGCCTGGTCAAAGCTCACTACGCCAGTGCGCAGCAGGCGATCCGCCGTTGCGTCGTCAATCTTCATTCCGGGCTTGATAGGCTTTCCGTCTACTTTTCCCGTCCAGCCGTAGCCAATCGTCCATGGATCACCACCGGTGCCAGGGTCTGGGTATGCGGTTAACCTGCAGCCCTCAAATCGCTTAATCAGCGCAATACCGTTATTACTGATTTGCATCTTTAATCCCCGTCAGGCGCTCCCAGAAATAGGTCAACGCTACGGAGCCCATCGCGCCGCTTATCCCCGCGGTTGCCAGAATCATGTAAATGCTCAGTCCGCTTTCAATGCTCACCAGGCCAGCAATAACGCCGGTAAACCCTGAAACCACCATTTGGGCAAGAGCATTGATCAAGCTCCATGTTGCCTTGCTCTGCTTCACATCTATCAGGTAGCGGACAAGTCCACCCCAGCAAGCAATGATCAGCAGAACCAGCCAGGACATCCCGGCAATGCTCTCTTTGTCTTGCATACGTTTAGCCATAGTTACCGCCTCCGATGAAAGATCGGGAAGCTGTGTGTGAGAAGGTCAGGCCCGTCGGGCTGGATTTAACAACGAAGCGTGTCGATGATGATTCCCGCGGGACCTGATAATAAAAAAGCCCGCAAAAAGGCGGGCAATAAGCATGAGGGTAAAAGCAATGTCGGCTGATGGCCGGAAATACCATGGCTGGGTCTGGCGGCCTGCGGCGCTGTTGGAGCAACGCCCCTGATAAGTTGGGGTATGAACCCGTTATCAGGTCAGGCCATTATCTGGTGCTGATTGACGGAATCGAACCGCCAGCATCCTGCTTACAAGGCAGGCGCTCTACCTGCTGAGCTAAATCAGCAATCTGGTTCAGAGCTCTCGCGTATGAGCTTCAACGTGTAGTGCGGCACGCATTCACTCAAGAGCCCTGACCGGATTGCGGAAAGCAAAAAGCCCCGCACGATGGCGAGGCTTGGTGTTCTGATAGGTCAAACGCAAATACGGCAACCTACACTAAATATATTGCTCATTTGTTCATTAAAATGCAAGCACGATATGACTATTTTTTGCAATTTTCCTCACATTTTCTCGATCGTTGAATGCATTTTGTAATGGCTGATAAAGGCAAAACAACGAAGCATTGATAACCTGCTTAACTTCCCGGCGGATGGTTGAAATGCTCGGGTGCTTATACTGGTTTCCGGCGCGGGTCTTCATCAGGCGAGGCTTGCTCACTGCATGCTGCCATGAGGCGATCCTTATCTCACTTGAGTTGCAGACGTAATAGGCAAAAATTACCTTCCATGCATTCTCATCTACATTTTTCAGGTAATGCCGGATTACAGCATCAATCAGCATCCCATCATCATCGCTGCATACAGGCCTTGAGGATACTTGCGGCTCAACTGTGGCCATGAACTTGGCAATCATATTTATCATCGCCTTGTCTATCTTTCCTGTCTGACACCATGCGCCCCAAAGCTGGAGCCACTGATCTATCCACTGGTGCTGTTCATTGGTTAATTCCAGTTTCATGCTTTCTCTCCCAGGGTCTGATAGATGCGGACAAAGTTTTTCAATATGCGGTAGTCAACCAGTACGGTGCCGCTGCTGCGTAAAAGACGGAGCTTTATCCAGCGGTCACGAATGCGTTCGATAACGTCACGGCTCATTCGTCAACCCTCTCGTTCTGCCAGAGAGGAAGCGGAGACTTATCCCCGGCACGGCGAATTCGGGACTTTGCGTTCTTCTCAATCTGAATGAGTTTCTCGATGTTCTGGCGGCGCTGCTTTTCTTCCCGTCGGAGATATTTCACGCTTTCCATGTAGCGAGACTCCTGGTCACAAAGCGTCATCAGGAAGTCAAAAGGCTCTATCAATGTTTCGCACTTCCTGCAGCGTAAGGTCCGGTCCTTTTCGTTAACCCAAACGGTGGAGTGCAGACACATCACCTTCTTACCTTCGCGCTGAATAACGAGCCCATCCTGCAGGTCGTTATTCTTCGCTGGGAAAGCTACAACCTTTCCCAGTTCAATTTCGGTTTCTGTGCTCATGCGGCCTCCCGTTGTTTTATGAGCGCACGGCGTAGCGCGCTGTAATGGCGCCTGATGCCTTCCAGTTCTTCGATAGTGTATCGGTGAGGGGTGTTGTTGTTTTCGAGCGCCTCGACGCGCTCAGCGCCGATTTTCTCTACCAGAGCGATGCGGTACTGCTGCTGGTTACCTGACATTTGCACGTTGCAGTGATGACACTGCTTGTGAATGTTGTCCTCGTTGTAGCGCAGGTGCGATGCTTTACCGCGGGATCGGTAATGCCCGGCCTCCCATTGAACCGTCTCGAACGTGCCGCAGCTGATACACGGCAGATCGTGGTCACGCTCGCGGATATAGTCGTTAACGACACGCTGAGTCATATCCTCCCAGTGTCGGAGAGGTTTCACCGCTGCTTTGCGCTTGCGCCATGCTGCGCGCTCTTTCTTCTCTTTCGCCTGAGCCTGCTTTTCGCGCTTCTTCTCAAGCTCCTGCATGGCAAATTCAGCGCCATGCTCCGGACAGCACCAGCGGATCCGAATGTCGTGAAATTTCGGCACGAAGTATTCGCCGCATACTTTGCACTTACGGCGGGATGGTTTACGCATGGTTCCTCCGAGCCGCGAGACGCAGCCATTTCTGATCCACCAGACGGGCGGTGTAGCCTTTCAAGGTCGGGATGTCTGACGGCTTAACCGCCGGCTTGCGCTGGCGGCGCGCCGGAACGCGGAAGATTTCATTGGTGATGACGCGTGCGAGAGGACTACCCACGGGAAGCCCTCCACTCTTGCGCCCAGGCGATGCGCTTACTGGATGACTCGGAGAACTTCACGCCGCGGTCGGTACCGAACCAGTAAATCGCCTCGATGACGTCGACCATGTAGCGCTTGCTGGATTTGGATGTGCGGACGCCGAAATAAACGCGGCCGCCGTTGATACCCGGCGCAGATTTCTGCTCCTGGTCCTGGGTCTGATTCACCAGAACGGTGATGAGGTCCTTCCACTCTTCGCGGGTAAGCTTTTCCCCGTGCCAGACCACCTGGTCAGACAGGTCTTTCAGCAGTGGCCACATCAAACGGTTCTGCTTATCGGTGCGCGTTTCTTCCCGGGCCTCGACCACCATCGGCGCGCGCGGGTTTACCGGCAGGGTGCGAATGAATGCTATAAGGTTGTCTTTAACGGTGTCGTTAACGATGCAGTAGTGCTGCTTCATACGCCACCTCCAAGAGGTAACGCAGAATGCAGAAAATCGCAGGTGCATTTCTGCATCTGTGACAAGGTGAGGAATTCAGATTGTGGTCGCATTTAAGTCCCCTTAAATGCGCAGAAGTCACCAATGGGTGTTCAGGCCATCAGCAAAGAAAGTATGGACGGTTGATTCAACAAAATCAACTGAAGAGAAAGGCCTCCGAAGAGGCCCTGGGCGGGTCGATATGTGAATCCCCATATCGCTTGTATGGTAGCTATGTCAACTCAGGCAGTTTGAAGCCAGCCATGTCTTCTGCCCGGATGGGAGGTGACAGGCAGTCAGCAAAGACCAGTGAACCATCGAGCAAGATAACGAAACTCCACCCCTTAAACAGGTTTTCGCTGCACCATTCGATACGCATCGGAACATCAGGCATTGACGCAGGAAATACAGGATAGTGCTCAGCAAGCCATTCCATGGCATCGCATCGGCTAAGGTGATATTTGTCGTACATCATGCCTCCTGCTGCGGTGCTGCTGGCAGTGGCATCCAGTGGGTGACATCTCCAGGTACAGAATAGTAATCGTGTTGTGTTTGCCAGGCGTCGCCATCCCACCACCCTTGGCCTACGTCATGCCCATTTGAAATATGCACATCCGTCATTCCTTCTGGCATCCGCTCACTGCAAGCCACCCAGCCATCCGGAATCACCGGAGAGTTTTCAGCGGCACCCTGAAGCATTTCAATCTTATCAAGCATCGCCTGATTATCTTTTACGTCGCATCCCAGCGCATCCGCAACCTCGCGGAAGAGTTCACGCAACAACTCCCACCGGTCTTTCCATATTGTTACCTCTGACTGGAGCAACCGAATTTCATCAGGCACAGATACCGGCGCTGGCGGGGCTGAGTAAAAATACTCGTCCTCAATTCCCTCAACGGGTTTTGAGAAGCCAATAAAATTACCGTAATGCCAAGGATAAGGGCCGTATGGCTCAACGGTCACACGACGCCAGCGGTGAATCGCAGGCTCCGCTTCGAGCGATGCCAGCGCAATCTTCATCGCAGCAAGCGCCATTAACGCATCTTCGTTTACTGCGCCGGGCACAGAATCGCGCTCTTCTTCAAGCTCCGCGATTGTCTTCAGGAGCCATTCTTTGGTAAGTGTGCTCATGATGCCTCTCCTTTACCGGCTGCGGCTGCCATCATTTGCAGATATTCGTCTGCATCCTGAACCCATTGACCACCAACGCCGTAATAACGGTGTGTAACAATGTCGATGGTTGCCATAGGGTCATGCTCAAGCAGTTGGCGCAGAAAGCCTTCGAGTTCGCCAGCGCAGTGTTTCACGACAGGAAGCTTCCCCGGGTGCCGAACGACGAGAAACTGGTTTCCTTCTTCGCGAATTTCATTGCGCTCCAGCTCAGCAATCCGCTCCTCATACCGAGCGCCAACGGAAACGGCTTTATGGAAGGCTTCGCACCATTTGGACGATTGCGCCTGCATCTTCTCCAGCTCATCCAGCAGCGCCTGAATTTTCTGTGCGTGCATTTCGATAACGTTTACCGGACACAAGCCAGTTACTGCCTGGTATTCGCGAGGATTCCCGCGAAGCGAATGAGCCTGCCGCTCAACTTTCGCATAGAGTTCCTTCTGTGCGCGTTTGTCGATGTTGCTCATACCCCTACCCTCCCCCAAACCATCAATACCCTTCTCATCTCCGGACTGTTTCGGCATTCCTGAAATATTCCGTTGGTGCAGCTGCGCGCGGTACCAGCCTGCTCTTCCGGTGTCGCCAGGCGATAAGTCACCGTTCGCCAAACCTTGCTCACCCGCACAATCTTGCGGGCTCGCTCCAGATCGATAGCGTTCTTCGTGATGCAGTTGATGGTCATACCGCACTCTGTGGCCACATCCTTCGCGGTGAAGGTCCGGTGCGTTTCGAGATAACGCAGAATTGCCTGTTTGCCTTTCATCTCACACCATCCCGTTCGACTTGTTGCGGTTGTACTTCGCCTGAAGCAGCTGGATCGGAGTCGGTCCGTGTTCGGCAGCCGGTGCTGCAATCGCCCGGCGTACCGGCGGCACGGGCTTACCCTCGGTGACTCGCTTCTCCCACATGTCCAGCAGGTCGCCCGCCTCGCGTGCCAGCTCACCATGCGTTAACTGGCGCTCCGTGCTGCGGTGGCGCAATTCGACGCAGATGTGGTACATGACCGGCTGCGACCAGGGGAATTGCTCACTGGAAGTGAATTCAAACGAACGGTTACGCCAGTCCCAGTATTCGGCAATCACCTGGTCAACGTTGACGCCCAGCACCCCGCCACTCTGTTTGCACCAGGCGACGAACTGGCCAGGCGACGGCAGGAATGGGCGCTCCTGGCGGCGGGCAATGCGCATACCGGCCTCTACTTGCGCCATTGAGTGGATCCCGTTCTCCTGAAACGCCAGCAGCCACTGACGGCGGAATTCGTTCAGGTCGTCCTGGGTGCGGAAGTTCGCCATGCTGGCCGGGAACGCGGCACGCAGCTCGTTGAACAGCTTGTTGAATACCTGCGCCACCTGTTCGACCGGCTCACGCTCCTGGTACTGCTCTGGCAGGTTATGGGCCATGCGGCTCATCTGCTCGCGGTCATGGTTTCGCATCTGCTCTGCAAGAGATTTCATCGAATCACCTCATAGGCCCAGTCAGTGTTGTTGAAGTCCAGATCCGGCTTAGCGGCCGGTTTGCCGCGTACTGCCGCCTGCTTGTTCTGATAACTCAGCTTCTGGCTAGCAGTGATAAACCAATTTTTTGGCTTCTCATGCGTGAACTCGATATCCAGCTTCTGAAGTTCGTAATTCAGGTCTATCAGCGGGTACAGGCTTAACCATGCCTGGTAGTCCTTGTGGTTCAGCCGTACGATCTGGCCCTCGAATGCGTACCGACTCGATATTTCATGAATATCTGCATTGGCCTCTTCGCAAGACGCGTCAGCGGCTTGGGTGTTAACCAAGGAATCCGGATCAGGGATAGGGGAATCAGGAATCAGGTTAAGGGAATCAGCAGGATTTAAACTGTTCTTAACCTGTTCTTGCACCTTACTAACACCGTGCTTTTCTTGTGCTTCATTATTTTCAATTACTTGAGGCTTTCCCTCTTCTTCCTTTTCCTCTTTTGCATTTGAATTGCACTGTTCTTGTTCGGTGCCATTTTGGTTCTGAGACGGTTCTGGTATCTCACTTGCCGCTTCTTTGCAGTGCGGGTTCTGGTGCCTTTTCCAGTTAGAAACCTGAATGTAGGAATCGCCTTTTACCTGGTAACGATTGATGAATTTGTGCTGATGCAGCTGCTGCAACAAAGCGTCACAATCGACATCATCAAAAGGCAGCACCATGGCTTTAATTTTCTTAGGGCGGTCATCCAGGCGACCCTCTTTATCGGCGATAGTCCACAGACCAGCGAAGAGAATGCGCGCCAGCGGCTGACATTCTGCAAGCTCGTCGTTCGTGAAAAAGCCGGGTTTGATATTTCGCGATCTGGCCATTTAATACTCCACTGGTTGTTCTGGGCCGTAAATTCCACGTCTATCAAGCTCTTCTCTATAAGCCTGATATTCATTCATGGCTTCTTTTAGCGCCTGTTCATCAGCCGGTTCGATCGCATACGCATTTGAATCGTGCACAGCGATAACAACGCCGCTTTTTCTGCGGATATTGAAAATAGTTTCCGCACCGATTCGAATTAATCGCTCAGCAGCTGCAAGCTTGTCGCCGAAGACGCTAATCCCAATCTCATTAAAAAGTTCAGGTATATTGATTTTGCTGAGGCTCTCAAAAATGATGAAGTCGTGGTAAATAGCTATATATTCAGCTTTTTCACCGACCTGGCATTCACAGCTGCAAGAGCACGCATGAATAATTTCTTTCAAATCAAGCTGAAAAAATTCGCGAGACTCGTTTACTCTCCACTCCGACAAAGCATCATGAATCTCTTTTTCAGCTTCGAGCGGAGAATGGCTGTAGAAAGCCGCTTCAACCTTGAACGGAGCAGGAACACCAGTAGCTGATGAAAGTTCTCGCGCTCGAACTTCCGGGCTTGTTGTGGTCATTCCAATTTTGTAGATGCCAGGCATACATGGATTGCTTAACACGTATACCCACCCTTCCATTCTGAAGTCGGCTGGAACATCCATAGTCTTCAATACGCCGACTTGCTTTGTTAATGGCTCGAGATGCATAATTGCCTCTGTGAATTGATCCAGTTAATTCCACCTGAAAGCCGTTGGTGTTCCAGCACCGCGGCTTTCGCCATTTCTGCGCTCATGCTTCAAAATCTCCTTTCAACCCATCCCTGTTCGAAATCAGGATGGCCAGCAGCAGCGACATGTTCGGTACCAGGTTCTCCCGCCACCGGCTGACTGTGGATTTGTTGATGCCAGCTACTTCGGCTATCCGGGCGGTACCCAGATCAGCGATTTGACGCTGCACCCAACTCTCAATTCGTCGTGCCTCCGCTTTGTTGCGTGTCGTTAAGGTTTCCATTTGTGATAATTCCTGTGATTTATGGTTAGGGCCGCCTGTCAGGCGGCATGTGAATCTTGTTTAATTCGGTCAGGATTAGCTGCTTGACGGAGCCATTCAGCCGTAAACTGCCCCCTTGATGCGTCAGCCAAAAGCTGCGAATAGTTGGTTTTCTCTGTGTACTCAGTACGAGGCAGCGCCGCGTTCTTCACCCACTTGTGAATAGCAACATTCGATAGGCCACACAGGCGCGCAGCAGCGGTTTGACCACCTACAGCTTCGATTGCAAATTGCATTGGGTTCATAGTGTTTTCCGTTAACTATATTAACTACGGGTTAAGGTTATATCTTAACTGACAGTTATGTCAACTCTAATCGATAATTAACGAATGGTTAAAAAAGACGATTTAAAAGAAGAATTTTCTAAGAGACTTCGCGCTGCATTGCTTGATGCTGGCGTGGGTGGTCGTGGGCAGGCGGGCAGGATCAGAGAGGCTATGAAGTCCCAAGGGATTGCTGTATCTGAGCCAGGGATCTGGAAGTGGCTTAACGCATCAGCAATACCAGACCAAACCAATATCCTAGCCCTTAGCCGTTGGCTTGGGGTTAGGCCTGACTGGCTGGAATATGGAAGAAATGAGCCTGAACCTGAGATCCTTAGGGAATCATCCATCCCGCCAGAGTCTGAGTGGGGAACTGTCGATGCCTGGGACAAAAACACACCGCTACCTGCGGACGAGGTTGAAGTGCCTTACCTCAAGGATATTGAATTTGCATGTGGCGATGGCCGCGTTCAATGCGAGGATCATAATGGCTTTAAGCTGAGGTTCTCCAAGTCAACACTACGCCGAGTAGGGGCAAACACCGACGGTTCTGGAGTTCTCTGCTTCCCGGCCACAGGTGACAGCATGGAGCCGATCATTCCCGATGGCACTACGGTAGCCGTAGACACGAACAACAAGCGCATAGTTGACGGTAAGCTGTATGCCATTGGTCAGGCAGACGGCGGTAGCGGGCAGCTCAAGCGCATTAAGCAGCTATACCGGAAGCCGGGCGGCAAGCTAATCATTCGCAGCTACAACGGCGACGCATATCCGGATGAAGAAGCTGACATTGATGATGTTGAGATAATCGGTCGCATATTCTGGTACTCGGTGTTGCTGTAAAGACGAAGCTGCGACTGGTGTGATAGCCGTCATCATTCAATATGATTGATGAAAATCATCATAAAGTTTGTGTTCTTTTAGTCGATTTTAAGTGTATATATATCATGTGCGCGCGATATAGAGATGTTTCCTTTCAAAGTCAATTATTTCATTGCTAAATCGTGCTTATTGAGCGGAAATCGTCCAATTCGCATTGAAAATCGATTGGAGAGATCCTATATAAGGAGTATAGTTAGTGACCCAAGAATTTAGAGATGCTGTAAAAGTGACAGATGCAGAAGCTTCTTTTCAAGAAAGGCAACTGTATCAGGTTCAGATAGCTGTGAAGGCTTTGATTGATTTCGTTGTCACTAGCTTTGAAGAGTTGGGTATCGAAAAGTTACATGAGCTCGTTGATCCGTCACTTGATGAGGTTCATGAGATCATTCTCAAGCTTGATACCAAAGCCAAGCAACTTGGCGCTCTTGACCTACAGCAGGTATTGCTTACCGCGCAGATACTGATTCGTGATATTAAACAGAAAAACCCAGATCTGTGTGCACAAAGCTCCAAAATTCTCAAAGGGGCTGTAATTTTTAAATAACTTTCTTTTGGATGAAACGAGGCACTGCGGAGGCGCATATGAATAAACTCCACACAATTTCTGAGATGCTTAAACTGGCTGGCCGTCTTAATGAAATCGTTGCAGAAATGCAAGCTCGCAAGGATGCTATCCTTGCAGAAATGAACAAGAAAGCTGCATAACCCAGTTCTAATGTTCATATTAAACCCGGCCACCGCGCCGGGTTTTTTTGTGTCTTCCATACCGAGATCCAAAAGTTACTGCGCTGGCGTTAAAATCAATGACTTACACTAACCACTAAAGCAAGCATCCAATGCAATTCAATCACTTATGACGTGATCCAAAATAACCTGCGCTGGCGCATGTTGCTCCTGCACTTTTTTGTCACTCCTGCACTACCTTCCTTTCCGCACTATCTCGGCTGCATCCCTGTTCACTCCCTTCCCTATCACGTTGCCAGTTTCCTTCCGGTACTGTTCAAGTTTTTCAATGATAGCCTCCTGCGTCACAGGCAGATCCGCCAGCGATAACTCCATCACCGCGCGCCCGGCGGCATGAGCCATCATGTTCACTTTTTCTTCATCCAAGTCCATAACCCACTCCTTTTTGATGTTTTTTGCAGCATATCACGTTACGTAAAAACACATAACAAAACTAAATTAACCAACAAATCATAACCTTAGTAACCAACACCCAAATAATTAACCACTGGTTATTGACTGAAAATAACCACTAGTTAATAATCAATCCATCGAAACGAAACATCGACAGCTGAGCGAAGTTAGCCAGCGGCGGAC